TTAAAGAACTTCTTTTCTCTAAATCTGCTGAAAGAATTGACGCATATCGCCCTGAAGTAGCATCTGCTGTTTTCGATGGTGAAGATGTTGTTGATCAACTCGATTCTGAAGAAGAAACCGAGGATGAAGTAGAGGAAGAAGAAGGCGAAGAATAAAATAAATAAATAACTAGTAAATGATCTTTGTAGCATAATGTCGGCGTTAAAACCAGTAGGGATAAACTCTAACTTTCCTGTTTCAGACGGGGCATCAGCACGCGGAGTAGATCAAATCTCTCAACAAGCTGAATATCTCAGGTTTGTAGCAAAAGGTGCTGGAGTACACGTTGCGATTGGAACTCTTCCAACTGCCGCAACGACTAATTTTTATGTTCATGCCGGTGAGGACGAGGTTATTCGTCTTGGTAAAGTCGCTGCTCAAAGAGTGGTTGGTGTAACAACTGGAACTACAACTACTATTGATTTCCCTGAAGGAACGGGTCAACCTTTTAAAGTTGGCGATGCTGTCACTCTGACCGGTGTTCCATCTTATCTGACTTTTACACATAAGATTGTTGACTCGGTTAATACAACCGCAGGTGTAGATGGGTACTTCAATACTAGAATTATTGTTAATCATGATTCTTCTGGTATTCATACCAACTATGTCGCACAAACTCCTGGTCCTGATTACGCAGAACTAAGAGGTTCGTTTATGGTTGCCGGATACGGCGACGGAAGTGGAACCCTTCATTATCAACAAGTTCAAAGAATCTAAGCAGAGTATCATGAAACTTATCAGAGAAGAGATCGAATCAGTAGAATTCATTGTCGAACAAAAGAACGGCAAGAAATCTCTTTATATTGAAGGAGTTTTTCTCCAAGGAAACATCAAGAACCGCAATGGTCGTATGTATCCTATGGAAACTCTGCGCCGCGAAGTTTCTCGCTATAACGAGAACCATGTTGTTTCAGGCAGAGCACTTGGAGAACTCGGTCACCCCGATGGTCCTACCGTCAACCTTGACCGTGTATCACACAAGATTGTTTCGCTGAAAGAATCTGGATCAAACTTTGTTGGTAAAGCAAAGATTCTGAACACCCCCATGGGTAAGATTGCTGCTGCTCTTGTTGAAGAGGGCGTAAAACTCGGCGTATCTTCTCGTGGTATT